ATAGTTTAGTGTCCTTTCTTTATTTTATGTGTCCATTATAACAGATTGATTCGCTTTTGGCAAGCGTTTTTTTCAAATTAATTTAATTTAAAGCAATTAACATTAACAATAGACTATTCAATGAAAAACCTATTGCATTAGATACGATATACAACATATCTTTAGCGTATATAGCTCTTATTAAAAACAGAAACAATCCTAACCATACTAGTAATATAAAGTTCAATGGAGGTAAATTTGTTGACCAACCCATTAATACTGATAAAGATGTTGGAGCTGTTGCGCCGTGAATAAGTATCATACCTACCCAACCACAAGCCTCAGAGATTTTATTTGATTTAATTTTTTTTGATTTCATAGTGTTTAGTGTCCTTTCTTATTATGTGTCCATTATATCAGATGATTCGCCTTTTGGCAACCATTATTTTAACTTTTTTATGATTTATTTTCAACAGCCATTAGTAATGCACCAGAACCTGATACAACTAGACCTAGAAGTGCAATCATAAGCATTTCAGTTAAAGTGTTTGCTGTTTCCATACAATCACCGTCACAATCGTTAGCTGAACCGGCCATCATTATGATACCAGTTAAAATTAATATACTTGCAATAGTAGTTTTCATAGTGTTTTCTCCTTTTGTTTATTAAATAAAGTCGTAAGCGTATTCGTTATTAGTAGTATTATACATTTTAACAGTTACATTGTCAAGTATTTTCTCCAATACTTCTTTTAAATTCTGTGATAATACATCTACAAAACCTGGTGTAAAGGTAACAAATAATGAACCATATAATATTTCTGATTCAATAGCTCCACCTGATTTGGCAGCTTTTAAGATTAATTCTTGTTCTCTTAACTTATTATAAGCTTCAATATCGTTAAGTGATTTTTGTTGTAGTGTTACCATAATATATTCTCCTCTGTTACTGTTGTTTTAATTTGTAATCGTTAATAATTTTGTTAATAGCGTTTTTCATATTAATATCAATCATAGTTAATAGAGTATTATCAACTTCAATTACTTCTTTTATGTTTTTGTTCATTTTTGTTATTTGACTATAAGCAATATTTCTAACGATAGTCATATTTGCGTTTATTGTTTCTTTCTTTATCATATACGTCCATCCTACCACATATAAATAGTAAAGTCAAGCACTAATTTCACTTTTTTTAAAAAAAATCATGCAAAAAACCCTTATAAATCAACACTTTTTCATTTTTTTTGTTCTTGTTTTGTTCTTTTTAGCTTCCGGTTGCTCAAAAAGCGTGAAAAAATGCAAATTATCGCCGGATTTACAGCGAATCGGCGAATCAGCGATAGAAAATCAAAAGAATTTATCAGAAACGGAATTAAAAAGTGCAATAATGCGTTGTGATTTCTAATATAAATAGTATTATAATGAAAAACTGTTCAAATTGCGGACATGAGTGTCATTGTGGCACTACTTGTTATCAGGATTACAAAGATGGCGATGGAAAAGACATTGTTGTTAATTGTTGTTCTTATTGCAGACATGATTCGTATATTGATGAAGAAAAATATAACATAGAAAGTTAATATGAGCAAAATGAGATTATTTAAGTTTTGGAATGAAGCAGGTGAAGAAAAAGAAAAAGAAGAAATCAGTTTGAAGAAAGCAACAAGAGCTGTGCAAGGTGATTTTAAGGATAAAATGATTAGTGTCGAATATATCAGTAAAAAAGGTAAACAGATGTGTCATTCTATAATCATACCAATTGGTAGAAAATTAAGACAATCAATTTTACAAGAAAAACGAAGATTAGCATTAAAAGCAAAATTGGCTAGATAGATGATTGGTAAGTTTACTATTCTTAAAGATAAAAGAGTATTAAAGTTTACAAACTTTGATGACATACCAATGTCGTTTAATCATATAGTATCTTTTGAACCTGATTATCCGGAACCGCCTCATACAGAGGAACAACATGAAGAAATGTCAACATATCAATCTAAATTAGAGGAGTTATTAAATCGTGCCAGCGGTAACTAGAATAGGTGACGCAGATGTGGCTCATTGTTCAGGAATGACAAGAGCAGCTGGGTCGGGAAATGTATTTGTAAATGGTATTGGTATATCTCGTCAAGGAGATAATAATACAGGTCATTTATTACCTGGTGTACCATGTCCTGCTCACTCAGCTCCGATAGCAAGTGGTTCGTCAACAGTTTTTATAAACGGCAAAGGTTGTGGTAGAGTTGGTGACGGAATATCAGGTTGTACTAGCGTGGCTGCTGGTTCTCCTAATGTTTTCTCAGGTTAGTTTAAAAAACTGTTATAAATATTACCAATATGGCAAACTATGACGCTTCAAGCACAAATAAAAGTAAAAAGGCTGTAAGGACTTATAAAGACCTTGACCTTGATTTTACACGACATCCTGTAACCAATGATGTTGTAAAAATCGAAGACGTAAACGCTGTTAAAAGAAGTGTTAGAAATTTAATTAACACACAATTTTATGAAAGGCCTTTTCATCCAGAATTAGGTTGTGGTGTAAGAGATTTACTATTTGAAAACTTTACACCTATGACAGGCATATTCATTAGAAGAAAGATTGAAGAAGTTTTGGTAAATTATGAACCAAGAGCAAGGATTTCTTCTATTGGTGTAAACGAACAACAAGACAGAAACGGTATTAATGTAGAAGTAAACTTTTATGTTTTAAACTTACCAAATCCAGTTTCAGTTACAACAACATTACAGAGAATTAGGTAAATAAATGGCTTCAAATAAATTAACAGTATCAGAATTAGATTTTGATAATATAAAAACTAATTTAAAAACTTTTATGCAAGGTCAATCCGAATTTCAGGATTATGATTTTGAAGGTTCAGGTTTTGCCGTTCTTTTAGATGTTTTAGCTTACAATACACATTATCTAGGTTTCAATGCTAACATGCTAGCAAATGAAATGTATCTAGACTCGGCAGACATTAGAAAAAACATTGTATCATTAGCAAAAATGATTGGTTATACTCCAACATCATGCAGAGCTTCAAATGCAGAATTAACTATTAAAGTAAATAATGTTCCTAATACAACAACAGCACTTACAATAGACAAAGGCACAGTTTTCACAACTTCGGTTGATGGACAGTCTTATCAATTTGTAACGAATCAATCATATACAGTTCAACCAGATTCAGGTGTTTTTGAATTTGTAGGTGTTAATATTTTTGAAGGAACTTTAGTAACATTTAAATATACAAAAGACACTTCGGATCCTGACCAGAAATTTACTATACCAGCTGCTAACGCAGATACATCAACTTTAAAAGTAACAATACAAAATTCTTCAAGTGATAGTACACAAAATGTTTATACACTTGCAACAGGTTTTACAGATTTAACAGACGTTTCAAAAGTTTATTTCATGCAAGAATCGGAAGATGGTAAATTTGAAGTTTATTTCGGTGATGGTATTTTAGGAAAATCATTATCAGACGGCAATATTGTAATATTAGAATATGTTGTTACCAATAAAACAGAAGCTAATGGTGCAAGTGCATATGCTTTATCAGGCGACATTGACGGTTTTTCAAATGTAACAATTACAACTACATCAAATGCAGCTAATGGTTCAGAGGCACAAACAAAAGAATCAATTAGATATAATGCACCTTTGCAATATACAGCACAAGACAGAGCTGTTACTTCTAAAGATTACGAAACAATTGTAAAATCAATTTATCCAAATGCACAATCAGTAAGTGCTTGGGGTGGCGAAGATGATGAAACACCACAATACGGTGTTGTTAAAATTGCAATCAAACCTATTTCAGGTTCGGTGTTAACTACATCTACTAAAGAAACAATTAAATTACAATTAAAAAAATACAATGTTGTATCAGTAAGACCAGAAATTGTGGATCCTGAAACTACATCTATTTTATTGACTTCAAATGTCAAGTACAATGAACAAACAACGGCTAAAACAGCTGACACTTTAAAAGCGAATGTAATTTCTACACTAACTAACTACAATACAAATATATTAAATCAATTTGATGGTGTGTTTAGATATTCTAAAATTATTGGATTAGTTGATAATACAGATACGAGTATTGTTTCAAATATTACAACATTAAAAATTAGAAAAGAATTTTCACCAACTATAGGCGTTTCAACAAGATATGATGTTTACTACAGAAACTCATTATATAATCCTCATTCAGGACATAATGCAACAGCTGGTGGTATTTTAACATCATCAGGTTTTAAAATTGATGGTGACGCAAACACTATTTTCTTCTTAGATGATGATGGCCAAGGAAATGTTAGACGATATAGTTTATCAGGTTCAACAAGAACTTATGTTAATAGTACACAAGGTACAATCAACTATACAACCGGCCAAGTTACAATTAATTCATTAAATGTATCAGTTGTAGAAAATATTAGAGGCGCAGCTTCAAGTGTAATTGAATTAACAGTCACACCTAGTTCGAATGATATTGTACCTGTAAGAGACCAGATTTTAAACATAGATTCGGCTAACTCAACAATAACAGTTGAAGCGGACACATTTGTTGGCGGCTCTGCTGGCGCAGGTGTAGGTTATACGACAACAAGTAGTTATTAAGGACTTAGTAAATGGCAAAATTTACTGACAAAATATCCAATCTTCTAAACAGTCAGATTCCAGAATTTGTAGTTTCTGACCACCCTAAATTTGTAGAGTTTTTAAAATCTTATTATACTTTTATGGAATCGGCAGAGATTTCGGTAACAAGTGTACAATCTACAGACGGTTTACAATTAGAATCAGAAATTAACACAGATACAAGTACACTTCTTTTAGACGCTTCTCGTTTAGATTCAGATAGAACACAATTAGATAATGGTGATAAGATTATTTTAGAAAGTTCTACTTATGGAAAGTTTACTAGAGGTGAAACTATTACAGGTCAAACCTCAAAAGCAACATCCGTTATTTTAAAGGAAGATTTAGTAAATGGCAAGCTTTATATTTCAGCTCAAAATAAATTTATTGAGGGTGAATTATTGGTTGGTGCTAATTCAAATGCTTCAGCAGTTTTAGGTGATTACAAATCAAATCCTGTAAATACAATACAAGACTTATTAAAATTTAGGGATCCTGACAAAGTAGTATCTAACTTTTTAACTAAATTTAGAAATGAATTTTTAAATACTATTCCAGAAAACTTAGACGCAGGCCTCAATAAAAGAAATTTAATTAAAAATATTAAATCTGTTTACAGAGCTAAAGGTACAAGTAAAGGCCATGAAATATTTTTTAGAATGTTATTTGGTCTTACTTCAGAAACAATTTATCCTAGAGAAAACATGTTGCGTGTGTCTGACGGTAAATGGACAACAAATAAAGTATTAAGAACAATACAAGGTGTAAATTTAACAGGAGACACTTCATTATTAATTGGCCGTTCAATCACAGGTCAAACTTCAGGTGCAACAGCACTTGTCGAAGCAGTTTCTAAATTTCAAATTGGTGCAAATGAAGTAACTGAGTTTACTTTAAATGAAGATACTATTGTGGGCACTTTTGTAACAGGCGAAGAAATACGAGGTACTGAATCAGATACAGCTTCATCATTTATTAAAGTTACATCAACAGGTATTCCTGGAGTAGTTACAGTTACAAATGATGGAATATACAGTAATATAAATGATAATGTTTTAGTTACGGGTGGTGGAATAGGTTCACTTATAACAGTTGAATCGATTGGTAATGGTGGACTTACAGATATTATCATTGATAATGCTGGACAAAATTATGAAATAGGTGATGAGTTAGTATTTAACAATACAAACACAAATGGTGGTGGGGCAACGGCAGTTGTATCACTTGTTAATGGTGGATTAACTCCTGAAGATAGTACCGAAGACCATATAATTTTAGAAGACCAAACAGTTATCGGCGACCCGTACACAGGAAATAAAATTGTACAAGAAAGTGGAACAGGTAACGGAGATATTACAGACGTAAGAATTATAAATTCAGGTTTTAATTATACAACAGTTCCAACAATTACAATTACATCATCTACGGAACTTGGTTCAAATGCTTCTGTGTTTGCACATGGTGATGAAATAGGAAAAGTTTTAGGTTTAAAAATTGTAGAACCAGGTGCTGAATATAATCAATCGCCATCTCCACCAACTTTAGCTATTCCTGGTTATATGATACTAAAAGGTATTTCAGGTTCTTTTGTTGCAGACTTAACTGCTACCTCTGTAGATAGTTCTAGTTCATCAATTACAGCTACTACAGGAATATTTGATACAAATACACAGATTTTAAAATTTACAGGAGCTTCAGGAATATTTCAAGTTGGTAGAGAAATTTCATTAAGTAATGGTGCAACAGCTACTATTGCAAAAGTTGACCAACCAACAGCTACAGTAAATGTTGTTGCAATTGCTGATACGGCAGGAAGTTATGTAAATGAAGATGGTCATATTTCAGATGACGCTATGAGAATACAAGATAGTTTATACTATCAGGACTTTTCTTATGTTATCAAAGTTGGTCGTGTTATTAATGACTGGAGAGATTCATTTAAAAAGACTATGCACACAGCAGGTTTTTATTTTACAGGTCAAGTAAACATTGAAAGTAGAATTAGTGCTCAGATTTCACAACCAGTTGATGGTATTATATCAGGCATTTCAGAAAGTCCAATCTTTGGTGTTATTGGTCAATTGTTCTCTACTATATTTGGTAGAAGATTAGGAACAACAGATGATGGTACAACACTAAGAAGTAATCCAGAATTAGGTGTGGATCCAGATTTTGATGATAGTACAATGTCACCTTTCTCAACAGGTACTAGAGATATTACTCTGAGAAGACACATGACTATTAAGCTAAGTCAAAGAAGTACACTATATAATATTACATCCAGAGGTGATACATATTTAAGAGGATTTGCTTATGGCGGACCTACAATGAAAAGTTTAGACATGTATACTAATCCTTTTAGTTCAAGCAATATGTATTCTGGAACACATGCAAATGCTCAAATAACAGCTATTGCAGGAAGTATAAATGGTGTAAACCTTTATATTTCTCCTTTGACCATGGCCAATTGGGCTGAACATAGAGCAACCGGTTTTAGTGATACAGATATAGACGGAGAAAGATTTACATTAGCTGAATATGCAATTGATGGTATGAAACAACCAATAACAATACCAACAGAAATCAAGGTAACAGTACCAGC